GCAGCGACAGACCCTGCGGCCGTTCCGGCACCAGACACCCAGGTTTCCCAGCCCGCCGGACCGACCCTGAGTGCGGTGTGGTTGAGACGGTGATGCGCCGGAGAACATCATAATGTCCTGGTACGCACCACCGGTTCGGCACACCAGCCGACCCGGCCGGTACCACGATCTGAGACGTCGCTGGCTCGGGGATGCCGACCTGGTCGACGTGCCCCGCCGTTGGGCTGCCCGAGCGTCGAGCCGTCGACCTGCCGATCGGCGGGGTGCGGACATTCGCCGGGCGCCGGCGCCGGCGGCGCGCCCGCGGCCTCGAGCTGCGCGATCAGCCCGTCGACGAGGACCCGGATCGCGATCAGGGCCGGCAGCATCAGGCGCCCCCGTGCACGTGGATCCGGAAGATCATCGGGAAGTGCGTCACGGGCGCGCCGGCGACGAGCTCTTGGTACGCATCCGGCACGAGCTCGAGCTGCGCCCAGGCCGTTGCGTAGCCGTCGACCTCGAGGGGCTGCGCATGGAGCTGCGCGATCACTTCCGCGCAGAGCGCATAGCCCGGCGCCGAATCGCGCGAGTAGCTGACGATCTTCACGGCGCCGGTCACGTTGCTGCCCCAGGTCGCCCCCATGGTGTCGTCGGGGACTTCGGTAAAGGGGCCGATCATCAGGTATTCCCCGCTGGTCGGCATGGCCGCCGGCCGCGCGGTGTCGGTGAGCGGGGGCGTACTCAGGCGCCCGAGGATCGCCGGCGCGAGCAGGCGCGCGCGCAGCGCTTTGAGCACGGGCGGGATCGCAAACTTGGCCGGGGTCATGCCGCGACCCGTTCGACGACCTCGAGCACGAGCCATTGCCCGCGCTCGTCGGGGCTGCCGATCTTCGTGATCTCAAACGTGCGCAGCGCGTCGCCCCGTTTCGGATCGAGATACTCGAGCCACTGCCCGACGGTCACGTCGGGCCGATACCAGAGCGTCACGAGATGGGTCGCCGTATTGACGATCCCGAGGTCGGCGCCGATCAGGGGCTGCTGTGTCGATAGGGCCTCGAGGCCCGCGCGCGGGACGATCGCCGCGCGGACGGTCGCGACCGGCGTCGACGGCCCGGCGATCGTGCCGCCGGTGTCGGGGTTCGTGGTCCCCGTGCGGGCGTAGATCGTCACTTGTTCGCGCAGCTCGGCGATCGCAGTCATAGCAGGGCCGGGTCGCGCCGGCGCTCGAGCAGCAGCCCGATCTCTTTCCACGTCTTCGAGTCGTTCGCCGCGGGGTCGCCGCGGCCGGCCCACCAGGCGACCGCGAGCTTGAGCACCGCGGCGCCGATATCGGCGGGGACCGTGGCCGGCGTCCAGCTCGGGTCGCCGCGGGGCCCGAGGTAGAGCAGGATCGCGGTCGAGGCCTGCGTGATCAGTTTCGTGAGCGGCGGATCGTCCCAGCTGTGCGTGATGTAGAGCTGTGCCTTCAGCTCGTCGAGGGTGATCCAGTTCACGTCGGGGGGCGCCGGGGCCAGGGGCGGATCAGGCATGCGGCCCCCGCAGGTCTTTCCCGCGTTTCACGGCCAGCTGCCAGCCGGTCTCGCCGTCGCCCGGTCGCCGCGCATTCGTCGGGATCCGACAATGCCAGAGCGAGCCGCCGGCCGTCACGGTGTCGCCTTCGACATAGGTCCGGCCGGCCTGGTAGTCGCCCTGATACTTCTGAAAGGGCAGCGTCAGCGGGAAGCGTCGCGCCTCGCGCCCCTCGCGCGCAAAGGCGAGCGTGATCGTGCGCTCGCCGTCATACTCCGCTGAGAAATCCTCGAGGCCGAACCCGTCGATCCCGTCGCGGCCTGGGGGCCCCGGCGGCCCGGGGACCGGCGCGCGGGTCTCGAGCACGGCGACCCGCTCGCGCAGCCCGGCGACCTCGCCCCCCACGCCGGCGGCCGTGGTCATGAGCTCGCGCAGGGTCTTTACGCGATCGTCGAGCAGCCCGACACTTGCGCGGATCGGGGTGATCGACTCTTCGACCAGGGTCGCGAGCACGGCGCCGAGCTCCTGCGGGGTCATGCGGGCCTCACGTATGACAGGGGGCGAGCAGCCCCTTCGTTGCCAGCTGCGCGCGCGCGGCCGTCAGCAGGGCGCCCGGCGGCATGCCCGCGGTGCCCTCGGCCTCGAGCGCCGGCGCCGGCGCCGCGGGCGCGCCGAGCTCGGGCCGGCCGGCGAGGTCGGCGAGCGAGTAGTACTGCTGCTGCAGCATGGGGGAGCTGCCGCCGAAGACCGGGCCGAGCCCGAAGTATCGGCGGCGCGCTTCATTCGGCGACAAGGCGCCGGCGTTGATCGCGTCGTGCGCGGCCTTCGTTCGGGTCGCGGCGTCCATCAGGATCAGATCGGTGAGATCAAATTCGGTCCCATAGGGCGCCGGCAGCTCGAGCCCTTCGTCGTGACACGTTTCAAACGCCGTCAGCAGGGACTGCAGGCCACTCGCGTAATAGAGCTGTACCAGGGGCTCGACGTTGGCATACGGGGGCGGGTCGCCAATGTTGACCATGTACGGCGGCACGTGAAAGGCCGCGCAGACTTGCGCGGCGGTCATCTTGAGTTGATCGATCAGCTGCGCGTCGACGGCCGTCATTGCCATCGGCACGTACGTCATGCCGCCGGTGAGGATCGCGATCCGGCCTTTGTTCACCCCTTCGTGTGCTTCGTTCCAATCGGTGCGTACGCGCTTCAGCTGTTCGGGGTCGAGCTGCCCCGGCAGCGTCAGCAGGCCGCCGGGGTTCGACCCGTTCGCAAAAAACTGACTTGAGCTCGACTGGATCGTCTGCCCGTGCAAGGCCGCGGCCCCGCAGGCGTAGAGCGGGGAGACCCCGACCAGGGGGTGAAAGAGCGGGATCATGGGGTCGTGAATGATCTCGCGCGCCGGCACGATCGGCGCCTCGAGGTCGGGGTCGATCCCGGCGAGCTGTTCGGGCTGCGCGGCCTCATTGCGTCCGAGCTGGTAATAGACGGCCCCGTCGGGCCCGACCTTGACTTGTACGCGCGTCGGGTCGAGCACGTAGAGCGCGTCGACGACCCCGCGGCCGTCGCGGCCTTTCAGCACGTAGGCATTCCCGTGCACGAGTTTCGAAATGATGTAGTTCTGTTTGTACTGCAGCTGCGTTTGATAACGGTTCGGTTTGCGAATGACCGGCGACCAGGCGGGGTTGTCGGCCTCGGTCCAGATCCCGTCGACGCTTTTCACGAGCCGCCAGTCGGTTTTGCCGACATCCTGCGCGATCTGTGTGACGCAGGCATAGACCGCGATCGAGGCGAGCGCGCTCGGTGCGGTGATCTCTTGATTCTGCTGCCAGGCCCCGGGGTAGGGCTCGCGGGCGCCGGCGCCCCCGCTCGTGCGCATCACGAGCGGGGACAAGAGCGCTTGCGCGAGGCTCCGTCGGGCCTGCGTCCAGGCCTTCTGCAACCACATAGGCTTAGGCCTGTTTGCTGTTCGGCGCCTTCGCGGACTGCCCGCCGAGAACGCCCTGCGGGGCCCCATACACAGGCGCATAGGTCGCGCCGCTGACGTACTTCACAGCCGCGAGCACGATCCGTTTCCAGCCGACGAATTGCTCGGCGCGCAGCGCGACGAGGTTGTTTTGAAAGAGGTTTGTCCAGACGGTCGTCGCGTCGGTCGGATGCATCGGCGCGTCATCCATCTGCAGCGTTGCGTCGCGCGACATGTCGATCTGGACCCCGCCGTAATCGGAGTAGATCACGTAATCGGGCTGTACGCCGATCACGTTGCCGCCGACGACGTTGGTCGTCACGACCTTGATCCCGTTCACTGAGCCCCCGCTCGCCGCGACACTCGGGAATTGCGCGCTGCCCCCGGGGTTTTGCACCATGCCGAGCGTGAGCGCGTTGGTTTCGCTCATGATCAGCGTGAGGCCGCCGAGCGGGACATTCGCGGCCGACATGGCGGAAATGATCGCGTGAATGTCGGCGAGCGGGTTGCCCGTCGACACGATCGGGGTTGTGCCGTTGGTGATCGAGCCCGGCGACACGTTCACGACGGGCGCGTTGGCGGGATCGAGCAGCTGCTGATCGAGAAAGGCCGCGATCCCTTTGATCATCGCGTTGCGGCAGATCGTTTCCGCGTCGGGGCTCGAGCTGCGCACGATCTCGTCGGTGAGGACAATGATGCCCGTGGCCTTCGTGACCGGCAGCTTGTCGGTGGCAAACCCGAGTTTCGTCACTTTCTTCGGGTGGCCTTCCCCGGTCCAGCCGTAGATCCCGCCATTGGTGAGGATCGGCACGGCGACGCCGAAGGGGACCCGCTGAAACGCGATCTTGCCGAGCGCGGTCGCCGGGCGCAGCAGGTCGACGAATTCTTTGCTGATCGCGTCGGTCGCGACCAGCACCCCGGCCCAGGCCGGATCTTGCGTGGTGGCCGGCGGGACCGCGGCCTTGAGCCACAAGGCGACCTCGGGCGTATCGGTCCATTGCCGCGACGCGAGCTCGGCGGCCTCGTGCCGATTGAAGTTCGACCGGGCCAGGGCCATGATCCCGCGCGTATAGAGGGTCCCGGGCTCGAGATTCGATTTGACCGACACAACCGGCAGCCGCGGCGCCGGGGTCCCCGGCACGGGCGCGAGGTTCGTCAAGTTGAGCTCTTCGGTGCGCCGCAGCCGTTGCATGTGGCCGTCGAAACTCTTCACCTTGAGGTCGAGCGCGTCGTATCGCTCCTGTTCGGTCGGGTCGAGGGTGTCGCCGCGCTCGGCCGCGGCGGCCATCATCGCGACCATATCGGCCGCGGCCGCCTGCCGGGTCGTGTCGTAGCTGCGGATCTGTTCGCTGATCGTCATGGCAAATCTCGGGGTCGGGTCCACCAGGCGCGGCGGGGGGTTGAGGCCAGGCGCGGCCAGGGACTTCACGAGCAGAATCGCGGCGTCGGGATTCGCGGGGATCGTCACGAGCGACAATTCGACGACCTCGGTCTTGAGCAGGCGCAGGCCGCCTTTGATCGGCGCGACGGCGCCGTCGAGGACCCGGAACCCGATCGAGACACTCTTGATCAGGCGCGCGGCGACGAGCTGCACGACCATCTCGATCCGGTCGCGCAGGCGGCCCGGCGCGTCGACGGTCGCGAAGGTCGCCTCAAACGGGATCCCCGCCGGCGTCGCCGGGCCGAAGGTCGCAAACCCGATCGGCATTTCCTGATCGTGTTGAAACAGCAGGGGCAGGGGATTGCAGAACGTGACCCCGGCCGGGTCGACGCTATGCCCCGAGCGATCGAGCGTCGGGGTCGTCGCCAGGCCGATAAACGTCCGGCCGTCGGGGCTCGCCGATTTGAACGTGAGGGTTGTCGCGTCGAGCCGGGCGTACTCGAGCATAGGCCCGGCAGCGTGGCAGACGAGCTGCCCGCCCGTCGAGTTTCGGTCGACAAAACTCCGGCCGGCCGGAGGTCTACGGCAGCACGATCGGGCCGGCCCGGCCGGCGACGAGCTCGACCACCAGCAGCAGCAGCACCGCGGGCCAGAGCGGCAGCTTCCCGGCGGCCGCCCCGAGGGTGAAGATCAGCGCGACCAGCAGCAGCACGAGCAGGGTCCAGCTTGCGACAGTCATAGGGGCCTCATCGGTCGGCGCCCGCGGTCCGCAAGATGCGCCGGACCCAGGTCGCCAGGGGGAGTCGTGCGGCCGCGGCCTGCGCGCAGCTCGCGTCGTACTGCGCGCGCGACAGTCGGACGTGAAGCTGAATCGAGGGATCGCCGGGGGCGCCCAGGGCCGGCCGCCCAGGGCGTCGGGGCCTATCCTGACCGGCCGGTGTGATCTTCGGCATGTGGGCCCCCTTCAGAGTAAGTGCACTTCATACCGCGGCACGGGCGGGGCCGGCCGGACCGCGAGCGCAAACGCCATCGCGAGCGCCATCACGGGATCGATCCGGCCGCGGGATCGTTTCTTCGTCGGTAAAATTTGCTCATTCTCGCCCCGGGTCACGACGGCATTGCCGATCGCCCAGGTCATCAGCGGATCGTGCTGCGCGTCGACCTCGCCGGCGAGCACGGCGCCCTCGAGCGCGAGCGCGCCCGAGCTCAGGCCGTGCGGCGTTTGCGAAACCTCGACCAGCTGCGCGGCCGGAAAGCCGTCGAGGGTCTCGAGCTGGTTCAGCAGCTGATCGGCATGCCAGGGATCGAAGGCGATCGACTCGATCACATACAGCCGGCGGATTTCGGCGAGCGTCGCGCGAATGACCTGGTGATCGACCCGGGTCCCCGGCGTCGTGCGCAGATAGCCCGCGGCGACCCACTCGGCATACGGCGCGCGGTCCCGGCGCGCGCGCTCGCGTAGGGTCTCGGCCGGCGTCCAGACCCAGCGCAAGACCCGCCAGCGCAGGCCGGCGGCCGCGGGCGGAAAGAGCGCGACCAGGGCCGTGAGATCGAGCTTTGCCGAGAGGTCGATCCCGATCACACAGCGCGCGCCGGCGAGCTCCTGCGGATCCCAATCGGATTGTCCGCGGCGCCAGCCGTCGACATTGAGCCAGGGCGCGCTCGAGTTGACCCATAGATTCAGGTGCTTCTGCTGATAGGCCGCGGCCGCGCTCTGCATGCCGAGCGCTTTCACGACCTTTTGCTCGAGGTCGGCGGGCTGGACCGACACGCCGTAATTCGGGTTGGCTTTCTTCGCGGTCGCCTGCAGGGTCCAGTCATCCTCGAGATCCGCATGACAGATCAGCGCGAGGTAGGTCTCGTCGACGAGCGTTTGCTCGAGCAGGGCGCAGGCGTACAGGTGCTCCTGCCCGCAGGCGGAATTGAGATCGTCGCCCGCGGTCGTGATCTTGTAGATCACGGGCTGCCGCCGGGCGCCGGTCGCGGTCTCGAGCACGTCGATCATGGCGCGCGATCGGTACTTGTGAATTTCGTCGAGGGAAATAAAGTGGGGGTTGAGGCCGTCGAGCGAGTCTTCGTCGGCGCCGAGGGGCTCGAGCTTTGAGGCCGTCGCGGTGCGCGTCAGACTCGAGCGCAGGATCGTGATCCGATCGCGCAGGCCCGAGCGCAAGACGAGCTGCGTACAGTCGCCGAAGACGATCCGCGCCTGGTCTTTCTTCGTCGCCGCGCAGTAACCCTCGGCGCCGGGCTCGCCGTCGAAAAAGGTCGTATAGACCCCGACGACCGCATCCTCGAGACTTTTGCCATTCTTGCGCGGCAGCTCGAAATACGCATGCCGAAAGCGTCGATAGCCGGTCCGCAGATCGGTCCAGCCGAAGAGCGATCCCAGCCGAAATTTTTGATGGGGTTGCCACGTGATCGACGAGCCGGCCCATTCGCCTTTGTAGTGTTTGAGCAGCTGCCCGAATTCCAAAAACCGATCGGCCCGCGCGAAATCGAGCCGATACGGAAAGGCCGCCGTCGCCTCGCGCGCGCGGTCGCGCTGATGCCGTTCGCAGGCGAGCCGGTGGTACTTGCCGGCCGGCAGGCGGCCCTCGACCACTGCCGCGGCATAGCGATCGATCGGGTGCCTACCGTTTCCAGCGCGCGTCGGCATGGTCGTACGCCGTGAAGGGATCCGCGGGTTGATCGGCGGGGTCGGTCTTGACGCGCGAGCGCGCGCTCGGGGTCATGCCGAACTGTTCGATCCAGGCCTTGAGCTGCTGCGCACTCTGCGCGGCGATCTTCACATACGGCGACAGAAACGGCGCGCCCCGTTTGCCCTTCAGTACCAGGCCGTGATCGCGCAGCTCGGTCTCGGCCTCGAGCCAGCGGGCCCAGGTCACGCAGTACGCGATCAGCGCGCGATCGTCGATCTCCGTCAGCAGGCCGAGCGCTTGCAGCTTCGGCGCGAGCCGGCGCCATTCGTCGGCCGCGACCCCGACGAGCTCGGGCGGGGGCGCGAGATCCGTCGCGCGCGCCGGCGCGGGCTCGCGCCGATTCAGCGGGCGCCGGCCAGGGTTGCCCCGCAGAATTTTGAGCGCGGTCGGGGTCGGTTTGCGCCCCCTCATGGGGTCGACCTGTTCAGGGTCACGGTCCGATCCGGATCGGGTGTCGGGTCGGTCATCACGGGATCCGAATTCGCGCGAAACGCGATCGCCCAATTTCGCGCTCGCCGCGCGAAAGC